TCCACCCTTAGGGTTGTATCCAAGTTCCGTAGGCTGCACGCCGAAGTGTCCGCAAATAGATTCGATGAGGAAGTTATCGAGAGTGTCTTTGAACTTCTCTCCGTAGCCTTCGTCCATAACTGCCTTTAGGCCAGTAGGTAGGAGGCGAGCGCGCTTGCGTTGTTCAGTTTGGCCTGCGAGATCATCGTTGAGAATGTTCTCGTATGCGCGTAGAAGATCTGGATTCGTACCCCATGTAGCGTCTGTCTCGAACATCATGGCTGGTACGACGCCATCTGTGTATTCGGCGCGTATCCACTGCTGACGGCGTAGATAAATGTCCGCAAGAGGCAAGCTTCGCTCTACTGGTGATTGCCCATAAACGCTAGTAGTACGACGATTACGCACGAGGTATGCGAGATCATCGGAAGTAAATTCGCCATCTGCTTGGGGATCATCACTATTCGCAGAGAATTCCGAGCGAGGGAAGCCGTAAAGAATTTGCTGGAACGCAGGTGCAGGTGCCATTGGGCGCATACCGCGATCATCGAGTAGTGGCTTAATGGTCGCGCCGTCTAGAATCTGCAAGCCATAGAGTTCGCCGCCGACTGTCTTTTGTGGCCAGACTGCGAGCGCGTCGATAACAAGGATCTCTTCTAATGCGATCGTAAGCCAGTCGGTAAATGTGAGTCCGTTAGCGCGATCTGGATTCTCCCAAAATGTGCGAATGCGATCTATCTCGTCAGTCATTTCGTCGCGCGCTTTTACCATTGCGCGTACATGATCTCCGCCTGCCTTAGCCTGAATCTTTTCTCCTGCGTCTTGACCTAGCACGATGTCGAACTCAAGCCCGACAAGCTTGGCCTTAATCACTTCTACACAACGACGAATAATGTCGATCTGATCTGCTGCTGCGCGTAGTGTTTTAAATGGGACTAGGCGAGTTTCGGTAATGTTGATGTTTTGCGCGACTTGGTATTCGTAACGACGAGGATCTGGTCGCCCGTCAGCGCGTAGTGGGTTAATCGCTCCCGGTGTGATTGGGTTTCCTGGACCAAATGGCACCATAGACAACCAAGGGTTGCGTTCTAATGGGACATTGTTGCCGTATGACTGTCCTATTGCGCCGTTAGCCTGTCGCATTTGTTGTTCAGTCATAGTGACTGATCCTGCTGGGAGATTAGGCGCTGCTTTTTCTACGTTTGTTCCTGCTATTGCTTTTGCGATACGGTCGCGTAGACCCATGGTATCTCCCTAGTTTGCCCTTATGTTTCGGCTCGCGTAATAGTAGCAGAAGCTTGCGCTAATCATTAAAGAGTTATTGTTCCTGTCCCTGATGTAAATTGATAAACACGAAAACCTGCGCGTGTCGGCTGTGAATAAACCAGAGTTCCGCCGATAGATGTAATTGCTGGGAAGGTATCAGGATAGGCAAGGATTACAATTCCGCTTCCCCCGCCACCGCCACTTGAAGTTCCGCCTCCACCGCAACCTCCGCCAGAACCTGTGTTGGCCGTTCCTGGTGATCCATTTGAAGCACCGCTGCCAATTGTTGGACCAGCATTTCCTCCGCCACCAGAACCGCCTAGTGCTTGCTTACCAACTCCTACAGAGCCATTCCAACCTCCACCGCCACCACCGCCTGCGCGTGTTACTGCAGAACCTGTAATAGATGAGGTAAGTCCGTCGCCGCCATTCCCACCACCTTGTGAATCTGTTCGCGTTTGACCAACTGCGCCAGCGCCTCCTCCACCACCGCCGCAAAGGCCAAAATTGGGGTTGAAGCTTCCTCCGTCGAATCCTTGCCCAGCAGTTTTTAAACCTATCGTTTGGATTGTTCCAGTTCCTGCGCCACCACCAGAACCGCCATTAGAAGCGGCGTAGTTATTGGAATAGTCTCCTCCACGCCCTCCACCTATTGCAGTAAAACTATCTAAAACAGAGTTCGATCCGCTTGTCCCTGCGCTGCTAATTGTGGCACCGCTGCCGCCATTACCGACAGTAATAGTAAATGAAGCAGGGAAAACAAAACCAGAAGATTCTAAATACCCTCCAGCACCTCCACCTCCACCGTGATTAGCGCCAGCACCGCCACCGCCTGCTATGAGAAGATACTGAACCGATCTTTTAACAGAAGACGCAGTCATTCCTAGTATGGGCATTATGCGCTCAGATCACCGACGAGAACCCAAGTATCTGTCCCTCGCTTGATAAGAGTTGCTGACGACCACTGGGCTCGTAGTTTCAGCCCCGGTGTCGCGTTGATTGTTACGCCTCCCGTCGCCACTACTGTCGTTTGCCCTGCTCCTGTTTGGAGAATGTTAATTTGCGTTCCTGTCGGATACGCGACAGTTGCATTCAATGGAACAGTTAAATTGTTCGCAGATCCGTTATTCATTTCGACCAATGCACCAGCGTCTGCGAGTACTGTTGTATAAGAGGCAACCTGAGCATTAGTCACCAATGGGTTATTCAATCTTCCGTTAATGTTGACGACACTTGTAGCACCAGCATTCGTACCAATGTTAATGGTGGTCGTTCCTGCGGTTGAAGAAGCACCAATGTTAATCGTTTTGCTTGCTGTTCCTGCGCCGTTGGCTAAATTTAAATTACCGCTGAATCCTGTTCCGTTTGAAATACTAGCGCTTCCGCTTGTTTGACCGAAGAAAAGAGTTCCGTTTCCATTTGTTAAAGTACTCCAGAGGGCTACCGCTGCGTTACTTGCTGAGGCGCTTATCTGATTTATAATTGGGTTAGTCAAAGTTAATCCAGCAAGTGTTGTTACTGTCGTGCCTGACGGTATAAGCGTTGAACCTATTGTCGGTGCTGAATACCCACCAGCAGCCGAAGTCCATTCTGTGTTGTAATTTGTGCCGTCGATCTTCGCCAATACTTGTCCAGTGGTACCTCCTGCTGGTACACCGACTCCGTTCGCTCCTGCTGCACCTGCCGCTCCTGCTGGACCCATAGGACCGGGAGTAGATACCTGAATGATGGGATTAGGTGCTTGCGTAACTACGATTATTTCTGACATTATCGAGTCACATTCGCTGATGCAGTTAAGACGCCTTGCACTAATCGAGTTACCACTGCGCCTGAAGTAATTTCGAGATCATAAACATAAGGCGTTCCTGCTTGTGTCGTAGCAGTGAGAGCGTTTGATTGAGCAGCCGTTATTTGCACCAAAATCGTTCCTGTTGCGCCTGTAATGGTAATGCCGCTACCTGTCGTAAGAGAAATAAGTGCGGTAGAAGCTTCGGGAGTCGTGCGTACCTGCATGGCTGCCGTATAACCAGTGAGGTTAATCGCTACGCCATCAGTGTCTTTATAAACGAAAGTGACTGCCCAGTCCGAACCTATGTCTATAGTTGAGTTGTATGTGACTGCCATTATTGCTCCTTATGAACAGTATTTGGGCAAACCCAATCGCAAGTTTTTCGGTCGAGTATCGCTTCATTATGGCACTTAGGTGGAATGAACGCGTCTAAACTTTCGTCATAAGACATGCCTACGCCAGCGTACCTCTTTCTTATTTTATTATTGTAAGAGGTGCGAACGCATTTTTGCCCACGAAAATTACCGTACCAAGTTTCTGGATCTAATCCTTCAATTTGTTCTGTTTCGTGTTTGCCTACAATAACTTCTGTGACAATGTTGTCTTCGTCGAGAAATGCGTAATGTGCCATTATCTAGTCACCGATCCAGTTCCTGCTGTAAATGTATAAGTTCTATAACCACCAGCCACTGCGACGCTATAAGTTAAACCGCCAGAAATTGTAGTTAGCGCTGGGATCGTATCTGCGTATTTAAGAATAACAAGACCCGAGCCTCCATTACCACCACCTGTGCCTCCGTCATAATTACCTGCGCCTTTACCTCCGCCGCCTGCTCCAAAATTAGCAGTGCCAGCAGAGCCAGAATACCCTGTGCTTGCTGGGAAAGATCCACCACCAGCACCGCCTCCGCCTGCACCTCCAGCAGATCCCGTCGTTGTACTAGTATCCCAAGTTCCACCACCACCGCCTCCTGCGCGCGTGATTGCGTCTGTCCATAAAATAGAACCTGCGCCTCCCGGTTTATTGTTCGCACCAGGATCATTAGCAGCACCGCCATTACCACCAGTGCTATCTGGAGCAGCAGGGGCGCCACTTCCATAACCGACACCCTTAGTTCCCCTCAACGCAGTAATGGCTCCGAGAACTGAATTACTTCCGTCAGTATTTGTGTTAGCGGTAGGACTTGATCCCCCAGCACCACCAGCGCCGATGGTTACAGTGAATGTGTCGCCTAAGTTGTATGTGTAATCAGTAATAACTTTTTGTTGCGCGCCAGATCCGCCAGAACCAGAAGGTGCGCCAGTTCCAGAATTATTACCAGAACCACCACCACCAACTACGAGATAAGAAACCAAAAATTGTGGGGCTACGACAGTCGTCGGTTGTGCAACTGTGCCATAAATAGCGCGTCTCATTTAAATACCAGAATAAATAATAACTACTTCTCCTGCGCTTGTCACGCTTGCTGCGATCGCCCAAAGAGAATCGTTAGCGTTCATGTTGAGAACCAAGCTTGCATTGGCAGCGATAGTTAAACCTTTGTTTGCGCCAGACGTCGTGCAAGTCGAGTCGCCGACGAAGATCGAGGCAGCAGATTCGTTGTAGATGGTAACTGTCGTGTACTGCAAGCCTGTCGGAATTGTGAAAAGTTTCTGTGCTGATGCTCTGACGATTGGGGTTAAATGAACTGTAGCCATTTTGTCTCCTTTAAGATTCAGGCTGAATCATAGCACTACCACACTTCGAGCAATGGCTTTGCGACTTGGGCATAGGCAACGCGCACTTACCGCAGAAGTTAGCAATGGCGTTGAAGTAATTCGAAATGTTGATGGTTCCCAGTAGATCCGCGAACCCTTGCACCATAGCGTCGAGGCGATCTGGAGAGTCTGAACTTTCGGGCGTCCAGATAGTCATTTGCTCTTCGAGTTTCTCATAAACGCCGTGATGTTTGATGCGACCCTGCTCATACATAGCAGCGACTGGCTCGGCACGAAGCTTCTTTCCTACATGCGCTCGCACTTCTCGAATAGGTAACGTCGGATCAACCTGTCGTAAAACCGCACTTACCATGTCTCCTCCCTGATTAACTTCTACTAGGATCGAGTCAGCCCGGTATTCCTTATAAACTTCTACCGCTTTGCGCGCCCATTCGAGTGGCGAACCCTTAAATGAATGATCCCCTAATACATAGCCGAACCCTCGCGCGTCTGCGCCGCATACAAGAATTCCCGTCTCGTCGGAGTCTTTCGTATTAGTGATAGCAGGGTCGATTGATACAGTAATGCGAGATAAAGGTGGTAACTCCGTAATGCGATTGCGCTCAATGAGTCCACGAGTCCATAGCGCACCTTCGACGTCTTCTAGGATCTCTCCATAGAGTTCTTGGCGTCCTAATCGAGTGTTGTTATACCTCGCTTGGAGTTCTATGAGCGCTTGTGGCGCGAGATTGGCGGCGTTATCGAAGGTTGATCCTCGGACTACCACTACTGATCCGTCATTACGACTATTTAACTTCCGAATGATGGGAACAGGCTTAGGGGTGGTGGTAATTACAGTGCGAGGGTGCTCACCGAGGCGTAACCCGAACTGCAACTGGTCATAAGTGTCTTCATAGCGCCAAGCGGCCAACTCATCACACCAAGCGCCGTGATGTTGAGGACCACGCAAGCGATCTGGCTCGTCTGCTGAGAATAACTTTATTCGGCTTCCGTTTGTAAGCTTGATTTCGCCGATGGATCTGTTGTAATAATCGAGGACGCCGTATTGACGCAGAATGGGGAGAAGACCCGACTCGCCTTCTGCACAAGTATCTCGAACGTCTCCGAAGGTTGGGGCGATAACTGCCCATCGAGTGTTGTTTTGGGTAATGGCCTGCCACGCCAGCCACTCGGCAGCAGTCCTCGTCTTACCTGCGCCACGCCCAGCGAGGTAGAGCCATGTAGTCCATTCGCCATTATCAGGTAATTGCTCTGGGCGCGCTAGGGTCGCTTGCCACGTCGCTCTCCGTGACGCGAGTTGATCGTACAAGGTCAATGATTCGCTGGGTATGCTCTTCGAGAATAGATCCGTCATAAGTAACTATCTCCGCTTGGATCTTGGTAGGTGCGTCGAGTCCGAGTATGCGTGTGCGCCTATCGAGTATTCGGAGTACTGCGTCAATCGCTTTAATGTCCCCATCTTTTGCCCTCTCCCAAATAGCGAACTGTAATCTGTCTAGGCGATCTACTTCGACTGCCCGTAACTCATCTATCTTCGGTTGAACGATCTTGCCTAGCGCTCTTTGATACGCCTTGTATGCGCCAGACGCGTTCGCATAACCCGTAAGCTTGGCGATCAATTCCCATGTCGCGCCTGTTCTGCGCAACTCAATGATCCGCGCTTCTTTTTCCGCTTGGGCTATTCGCTCCGCGTCTAGGTCTACAACTTTTCCTGTCATGTGTGTAATTTATCCTGCTTGCCGTAATCTGTCTATTTGATAAGGGTCTGTTGCGCGATAGTCGCTGCGTCGTGATTATCTAGGAGGCTATCGGCAAAAATAGTAGGAGGCTCTTTGATGGCGTCCGCTAGATCCTCTGCCTCGCAGAACACTGCTTTGTTGGCTAACTCGTCATCTTCCCTACCCGTGATCCATTTCTTATTCAGCAT